GCCATTATTTACCCCCATAACTTTGGTCAGCAGCACCGTAGTTGCCCCACCAATTAATTCCCATAAGCATTGGGTAGTTTGTTGTTTGAGTGCCTCCGTGTAGTCCTGTACGCATAGCGTCTAAACTACAAACACCAGTTTTGTTAGTAAAATCTCCACCTACTAGAGAATTATTATCTGGCATTGCACCTTCTCCAGAAGTACTTCCTTTATAAACTCTAGTATCTATAGTATGGTCAGAATCTTGTGGATCAAATGCAAAAGCGTATGTTTGCCAAACTTCACTATCGCAGTTATCACTCCAACCACCGTGAAATCCAGTACGTCCCCAAGCTATATAAGGATTAGCCCTGCCACTTTTTGTTTGATTTATATTAATAAATTTTCTAGGGTTTTCTAAACTCATACAAAATGCATTGATACCAACACCATAATAGTAATATGGAGAATAAATCATTCCCCAAGTTCCATCCCAAGTTGTTTGAAATTTTGTGTAGTATTGGTGTCCTGAAGAAGCACCATAAGATGTAGTTGTTGATCCTGCAAAGTCTTGCCAAGTGCTCCATTGTCTGCTTGCACCAGTTATATCTACTCCTGCGCCTTTAACATTACAATCAAATACTCCATATCTTTTACTGTTACTTTGTTTAAGTCCGAAACCAACCCAACCATTATTACCAACAACAACGCACCAATCTTTGTTATTCTGATTAGTCCAAGTGTCAGTAAAATATTCGGTAGATTCCAAATTATCAAAGAAATCTTTAATTCTAGTTGTACCTGTATTTAAATCAACAGAAGACCTGAATATATGAATAGATTTTGAAGTATTTCCACTCTCGTCTCCAGAGTGAATCATCACTAACATTTTTTGTTTTTCATTGTATCCAGTACCAGTTGAGTAATTAAGTGGAGAAGGATCAATTAAGTGAGAACTATAATCATAAAAATCACAATTACAATCACTATTTCCCATAAATTCTCTCATAGTATGGCGTCTGTTAGTAAATGTTCGTCTAGGTCTAACTCCTTCAGGTAAAACCATATTTAATTTTGTCCAACCAACTTGATACTCAAATGAAGATGTGAATTGGTGATAACTTTGCCACGTAACAAATCCATCCCTTGAAGCAGTGTAATGAAAACAATGTGGGTACTGGTCAACTTGGTACATACTTTTTTGATAATTAGTCCAAGAACTATAACCTTCAGTAGTAAGGTTAGAATGGAAATCAGTACCGTGGTCTTTCATAGCATAAGCGTGAGAAGCATCCGCTAATATTCCAAATCTATAATTTGTTGTAGTACCATCAACGGCACCCCAAGGTGAACCTGTACATCTAAAATTAGAATCAAAAACTCGGAACTGCATTTGGGTATTCATATCTGAAGAAGCTCCAAATAGTCCAAATAATGGTAGTCCTTCTTTTCGTGGATCAGTTACCGTACCGCCACCAAAAATTGTTGATAAATTACTCATTAATGTTTTCTCCTATTAATTTTTCCATTATTATGCTTCTGAAGCTGCAGTATCAGCATCCTGTTTTTCTTTATCTTTTACTGCCTGAGCAGCACCGTCTGTTACTTTTTGTGCAATAGCGCCTGCTTCATCTTGACCTTCAGCGTACACAACTACTGCTTTAGCAGCTATGTCATAAGATAATCTCCAAGCCTCAATTCCATCAGGAACAGTAGCTTTAATTGCCAAACCTTTTTTCATAAGGTCTTCACCAGTTTCTTCTATTGGTGTAGCAGGTTCGCCAGAATTTGTAAAATAATATATTGCCATTAATTATTTGCCTCCATAACTTGAGTCAGCACTTCCATATGCACCCCACCAGTTAATACCTAACATCATTGGATAACAAGTTGAATAATAACCTCCGTGTAGTTGTGTGTAGCATTGACTTATACTGCAATTTCCAGTTTTGTTTGTATATGTTCCACCTACGTGGGAATTATTATCTGGCACAGTTGCTTCTCCAGAAGTACTACCCATAAAGACTGTAGTATCTACTGTATGGTCAGAATCCGTTGGATCAAATGAAAAACCATATGTTTGCCAAGATGTACCATCTGTATTATCATCATCACCACCGTGGAATCCAGTACGACCCCAAGCCGTATAAGGATTACCTCTACTTGATTTTGTTTGATTTATAGAAATAAACTTACGTGGGTTTTCTAAACTCATACAAAATGCATTGATACCAACACCATAATAATAATATGGAGAAAAAATCATTCCCCAAGTTCCATCCCAAGTTGTGTTAAATCTTGTGTAATATTGGTTTCCATTAGCTGCCCCATAAGATGTAGTTACTGATCCTGCGAAATTTTGCCAATCAAGGTATCGTCTGCTTGCACCAGTTAAACTTTGTCCTACTCCTTTAACACTGCAATCAAATGCACAATATTTTTTAGTGTTACCATTTTTACCACCAAAACCAACCCAATCATTATTACCAACAACAGTACACCAATTTTTGTTATTATCTAAAGACCAAGAATCTAAAAAATATTCAGTAGATTCCAAGTTATCAAAAAATTCTTTAATTTTTCCAACTAAATTTAAGTCTTTAGAACCTTTAAAAATATGAACAGTTTTAGCAGAATTATCTCCTTCGTTAGCAGAATGGACCATCACTAACGTTTTAGTTTTTTCGTTGTATCCAGTACTAACGCAATAATCATTATCAGTATTAAGCATATGAGAACTGTAATCGTAATGGTCAATGGACCCTAAAGAATTGTTTCCAGTTTTTTCCCTCATTGAATAACGTCTATTACAAAACATCCGTCTAGGTCTAATTCCTTCAGGTAAAACCATATTTAATTTTGTCCAACCTACTGTATATTCAAAAGAAGAAGTTATTTGGTGCAAACTTTGCCACGATACCATTCCATCACGTGAAGCGGAATAGTAAAAACAATGTGGGTACTGGTCAATTTGGTACATACTTTTACAATAATGATTGTAAGAACTGTAAGTTTGAGTAGTGAAGTCAACATTAAAATCTTGACCGTGGTCATTTTTAGTATAAGCGAAACTAGCGTCTGCTAACATCCCACCTCTATAATTTGTAGTAGTTGTTGAAGTTGTAGCCCACGGTGACCCTACGTTTTTAAAACCAGAGTCAAAAACTCGGTAGGTACTTACTGTATTACCACCACCTTCTTCTCCCCATAAACCGAATAATGGCATTCCTTCTTTTCGTGGATCAGTTGTTGTACCTCCCCCAAAAATATTTGATAAATTACTCATTAATGTTCTATCCTTTTTATACTATTTATAATATTTATATTAAATAATTATGCTACTTCTATTATTTTCCACCCATTAGTATCGCCAGTAAAGACAACACCAAATCCAGCGTGATTTGTATCCACTGTCATATCTTCTGCTAAATTCATAATATCTTTACCATTTCTAGCAACAGTTAAATTATTTGTTGCAAATGTTCCATTTAAATCTTGAAATCTAATAGTATCTCCTAATAATGGAGTACCTGGTAAAGTAACTGTTACAGCGGCACTAGATGTATCTATTAAAACTCTATCGTTAGCAGCTACGTTAAAACTTGCACTTTCTGTAGACCAAGGATTACCTGCACCTAAAGTCATCCATTGTGATCCATTATAACCTTCAAAACCTGTTAAAGATGTATTATATCTTATTCCACCATCTGTTGGTGATCCTGGTCTTTGAGCTGTTGTTCCTACTGGTGGTACAAAATGACCTGTGGCAGTTGTAGCATCCCAGCTGACATCTGTTCCATCAGATTTTAAATAAGCGCCTGAAACTCCAAGTGCTAATCTGTTTGCTTGTGAACTGTCCCGAACTATTATGTCACCTCTAGTTGCTAATACAGCAGCTGAATCTCCTTGTGATAATATATCCCACCTACTAGCGTCTGATCCTGGAGTAACACCTACAACTCTATCTTGAAGCATTACATAAGCAGTTGAAGCATAACTAACAGTATCACCTACTTGGTAAGTTGTACTAGCATTATACGTACCTTCGTATTTAAAACCTTGAAGGTTTAATGTCCAATGAGATGAATTAGTAGTTCCGTCTGTATTTGCTGGATATTCGTTAGTATTATTTGATTGAGATACATAATTATTTCCACCATATTGAATAGTATCTCCAGTTTTATATGCTGTTCCGTGTGTATATGTTCCTAATGCTTTGAAACCTGTTGTTATAACATCCCAATAAGTATCGTCTGTTGGTGTATTACCAGCTGAAGCAGTAACATTAACATAAACATAAGTGTAACCACCGTAAGTTACTACATCACCATTTTGGTAAGTTGTTCCAGCGTTATAACTATCTTCCCATTGTAAACCTTCAGAATATACATTAAATTTTGTTTCGTCAAATGTAGCTGTTGCTGTATGTTCTGTTATAGTTTTATATTGATATGAACCATACTTAACAACATCATTTAATTTATATAATGTTGAAGCTACCCAATCCCCTAAAAATTCTAAACCATCTGTATATACTTCAAAATTACTTTGATTTAAACCTCCAGATGAAGCGGATGTATGAGCTGTGATAACACGATATTGTCTACCGCCATATTTAACAACATCATTTACTTTATAAACAGTATCAAATGCCCAAGCACCTTTAAAAAAAAGTCCTTCTGTTTGTATGTTCCATTTAACCGCTGCTAAATCTGTAGCAAAACCTGCACTTGTAGCTTGTGATGTATGGTTCTCTACAGAAACATAGACATTACCACCATACTTAACAATATCATCTATAGTATAAGCAGTGCTTACAGCCCAATCACCTCTCCATTTAAATTTAAGTCTACCTAATTTGAAATCTGCCATTTGTTAATCCGTTTTCCTATATTTATATACCATCTTGATAAGTTGATGAATTTACACTCGCCGTTGTACTTTCAAAAGAGAGGAAATCGTCACCTGTTGACTCTTGACTAGCTGTATGATTTACTCTTTTAACCAACTCTCCATTACTATTTATAAGATAAGTAGTTGTAGTATTTACATCAAATACAAATTGTTGAAAAGTATCTGAATCATTATTAAAGTATCTTTTTTTCAACTGTGCTATCTGTATAACTGCTCCACTCGGAGGAGCAAACATAAAAGTTAATGTTGTTCCATCTATTTTATAATCTAAAGTTGGATCTTTTCTTACATCATTACAAACCACCCACAATCTACTTCCAAGAGTACCCATATTTGCGTTTAATGTGAAAGCTGCTGTAGAACCATCACCAGTAAATTTCTGACAATTAAATATTTCCTCTCTTTCTTCCACATAATCTGTACCATCTTTTGGTACTTTATCTGATTTTCCGTCTTCACAATAAGTTGAAAATTGAATTTCACCAGTTTCATTAGGGTTAACGGATGTTAAATAAAGCATACCTTCTTTTGTTCTACGAAGACCATTAAATTTTTGTTCTTGTGGATTTATATTATGAGTAATTGAAATTGCCATTAGCTTATCTCCAGTACACTAGCATACACTTCTAAATCAGTTGTTGACGAATCTGGTAATGGGTGTGCCACTACTCTTAATATGTCATTTGATTCTAAATTTATAGGTTTATCTAAAACTAAAGTATTATTAGGTGGTATTTGTGCTTTGTTAGCAATATATCTAAATGTTGTTCCACCATCTACTGTAACTTTTACATCTACAAAACCATTATTAGCGTCTGACTTATTAGTTATATATACTGCGTGAACAACTGCTTGTCCAGCGCCACCAGCTGTATATAAATTTGCAACCGAAGTATCAGCAAAACCAAGTGCCATTCCTGCATTTTTAAATGTACTAGCCATTCTATCCTCCGAAAACTATTCCATATGCTAAAGCGTCACCATCACTAGCAAGACTATCTCCACCTGGTGTACCATCTGTTGTTAAATTACCAGTTGTTATAGCTGTACCTGTTATATCAGGTAATGTTATTACTCTATCTGCTGTTGGTTCTGATACTGTTAAAGTAGTTTCAAATGCATTTGATATATAACCTTCAAATATAAAATTTGACCCATCCATAGTAATATCTCTATCAGTTATAGCGTCATTATTCGTAACTTGTTGTAATGTTATTCCACCTACACCACCAACTTCTTTAACATTACCTACAGTTGTTTTTGTATAAAATTTACCATCTTGTATGTTAACAGCTAATTCTCCAACTTCTAAAGCACCTGAAGCTGGAATACGTGTTGCTACTTCTGTACGTAATGGTTTAATTCGTGTTGTCATTATTTTCTTCTATTTAATTTAGCTTTAAATTTAATTTTATTAATTAATTTTGTCTTTGTTAATCTTCTATCTAATTCTATTCCTATTTTTCTTCCAATTTTTTCTAATTCTTTTTTAGTTTTGTCTTTTAAATCTCTAACAACAATTGTTTTTACTTTCTTCTCTTCTACTATAAATGAATCTACAAACTTGTTCCAAGATTTATTAATCCATTCAAACATTAGAAAGTTCCACCATCTACTGTAGTAACTTCAACATCACCAGAGGTAACTGTAAAGTTATCAGTAGAAAAAGACGCAACTCCTATGTTTGATGTACTTGCTAATTCACCAACAATTTGTAATTTATTACCAGTAGCAACAGTATTAATTCCTTCACCTGCTATAAATTCTAAAACACCACCAACTCTTACGGATCCTTGTGTTGAAGTTTCGTCTGCAAAATATAAAGGATCAGCAAGTTTATCACTTGCAATTGAACCTGCTAACATAGTATTTGTTATACCTAATGCCTTAACTCTTAATGCGTCACCTGAAACTTCAACTGAAGCATTATCAACTTCTACATCTATTGTATTGCCGTCTTTTGATAAAGCGGCACCTGCAGTAATTTGACCTGCACCAGAAAATTGTGCTACATCTAAATCAGTTGTTCCAAATGTTGGAGCTCCTGTATGTGTAAATGTGTATCCATTGTTTTCACCAACAGTACCTTCTTCTACAAATACGAATGCACCACCACTTAATTCAGATGGTTGGTCTTCTGGAGTTGCTCTTGTTAATACAAAATCAGTTGATCCATCACCAACAGTTGTAACTACATAAATTCCATTTTCGGTTGCGTCTGTTTGGTCTTTAACTAAAACTCTATCGTTAACACTTAATGCTATATCGTCAATTGATATTGCACCGTTAATATTTGCTGTTAATGTTGCACCTACACCTAATGTTCCATTATTATAAGTTGCTGATAAATCAGCAGTTGTTCCAACTCTACAAGATGGTTTAGTATCTAAACCTTGAGCAACTTGGTCAACATATGCTTTATTTGCAAGTGATTGAGTTTGAAATCCTGCTCTATCTTCATATCCACTAGGAACAATTATTGAACCTGTTCCGTGTGGTGAGATATTAATATTTTTATTTGCGGATGTAGTTGTAAATGATTGACCGTCAATTGTAATGTCATCAATTACTAAAGAAGTTAATCCTGCTAAATCTGTTTCTGTTTGACCTAAAGTTAAAGTAGATGATCCTAATGTTGTAGTAGGATTTGCTAATTTATCATTTGCAATAGCGGCACTACCAGATAAATTTGAATCTGTTAATGCTGTTGCATTTATAGTTACCGTATTATCAGTAACTACTGCTTCCATACCAGAACCACCAGCAAATGTTAATGTTTCACTTGTATTATAAACGTCTGTTCCAGTATCACCTGCTAAATCTAAAGCTTGGTCAACAACTGCAAATCCTAAATTACCAGAACCGTCAGTTTTTATAAACTGACCAGCAGAACCATCACCATCAGGTAATGTAAATGTAGTTGTAGAAGTTACACTATTTGGTGCTTTAAGTCCAATATGTCCTGCACCATTATTTGTGCCTTCATTAAATTTTATTGTTCCACCTACTGAAGTATCACTACCTAAAATTAATTCATCTATTGCTTTATTTGAATCAGCAATTAATGCTCCACTTGCTGTTAATATTCCAGGAACGTGATCCAACATATCGGCAAAATATTGTCCGCCGATAACTGTTATATTATTTGCGTCACCATTACCATCTACACCACCTTCACCAATGAATAATCTATCTCCTAGATTACCTTGGGTTCCTGTTCCATAAGTTAAAGCTAATTCACCTAATTTTAATGTTGCTGGTGCCGAAGTCGCATTACTTCTTTTTATCTGTATTACTGTTGCCATATGCTATTTAAAAACTCCCACAGTTAAATAATAGTGTTCCAGTTGTAGTAACTACTTCCGTTCTAGTTACAAATTTACCATCACTTGACCTGTATTGAATCATTGCGCCATCATCTAAATTTGTTGTGTCAACATCACCAAGGCGGGATAATCTTAATTCTGAATTTTGAACAGCTACAGTTGATGGTATGGTTACTGAAACTTTTTGTGGACCAGATTGTGTATCTACGTTAATTTTTGCTGTAATATCAGGCATTACTTCTCTCCCTTTATTTATATATTTATAACAAAAATGAGTTTGATTATACTGTTACTTGCGCTCGGACTGTAATTATTCCTTCAATAACTCTAGTAACAGTAGCACCAGATGTAATTTCAAGGTCATAGACATATCTCTCAGCGTCTAAAGCGGATGTTTCAGTTGCTGTTAATGAGAGAGTAACTACTCCTGTGGTAGCGTCTGTCGCTATTGAAGTAGTCATATTTGTTCTTGTTTTAGTGGACGCAAAGCCTTTAGCCAACTTAGCAACAGCCGTATAACCTGTAAGGTTAAAAGCATTGCCTTGAGCGTCTTTCACAGTTACGTCTGAAGTGAAAGTTGCCCCTTGGTCTATAGTTAAATTTGCTATTGCGGCCATCTATTTTTTATCTGTAATTTTGTTTGTTTCTGGTACTTCTTTTTTAATCAACCCTATAATCTTCTCGTTATAAAATTTAGTTAAAACATCTATTTTCTCAATTTCAATAGTATGTCTAGTCTTGCTTACCTGTATTTCTTGTCTTACTGCTAGATAATTTTGTAATTCAGGACTAAGCGACTTTTCATCATACTGCTTTCCATCAATTGTTATAGCCATAGTTAATCTCCATTTCAGTTTACTATAGTTATATTTATACGATATAAATATAAGAGTATAAATAATTAAAGGAGATATTATGGCAGTAACAATAACTTTAAAACAAACTAGACCTAATACAGACGTTGCTTTTTACAATGCTTCAGCTGATTTTGTAGCATTAAAGGAAGAAATGGTATACGCTGGAACCCTAGTAGATAGTGGTGGTAGTAATAATGAAAGTGGTTTAATAAGAACTTGGACTTTAACATTTACAGATGAAGACTCATCTTCAGCATTTGATAAAGACGCTAGAGCTCTATCTTATGAGGATGCTAGAGGAGCATATAACCTAATTAGTGGTATAACAGAAACATTTACATATACTTAATATATTATTTTTATTATGCTTCCAAATGATATAAACCAATATCAGGTTTTTAATAAACACACCTACTTACCT